CTAGGATTTCATGACTCAGCCTAAGCTGTAGTCATCTGCGGCACCAGAAACCTGATGTGCCGTACTGACGTATGTACCTTCCTGTGTGACTGATCACCACACAGGTAAGTACACGGCGAAGGCGGCGACCGGTCAACTTAGACCGGATCGTCTTTCCGTGCTCTTCTTCTTCAATGAAGAAGGGCTCCCTACCCGAGATACCGGCAAACGTTTCGATCCGTTTGACGGTGGGACTCGGGGCCTCCGACCTATGACCTGAATTGCTGTAATCAACAATCGGGTCATGGCCTCTAAGAGCGCTCCAAAGATAGGGCTCATGTCGGTTCTCCTTTCGTAAATCAGGCTTTAGCCTGAGGTACGCAAAGCGAAACACGCCATGGCCAACATGCTTCGGATGCGCTACTTTGACTGTGCGTAGGAAATCCCACGTACAGAGAGACGGGCACTTCACACCACTATCATCAGGAAAATCACCCGGAACGAGCTTAACACAGCCCGCGACGAGGGATACTTGATGACAGAGGTAATGAAGTGTGTGCGGTATCTCATGCTCAGACCAACGCATCAATAAACCATTGATGCACTTGTAGAGCATGGCCTCGTAAGCCTTTTGGCTTACAATCGCCGACCCATTCCTTGGTTGGAACGGGCGAACGTCCACCCCGTGGAAGTAATCACCTCCACAGGACTCCCTAAACCCGCATCTGTCAAATGTCTTATCGACATTAATGACAAATCCCAATTGCGGAAAAACGCGGAGTACGTCAGGATGGATTTGATCTGTATAGATCAAATCATCACCGTAGACGCTCACACGTTCCCATTCAAGACGTGGCTTACGCCACGCCTGAATGGCAATTAGGAGGGCCAGGAAGACCAACGTTTGAAGCGGGAACGTATATCCGACGCCCATTGTGCAGAAAGTATGACTCTCTACACGCTGACCATCGGGTAAAACGACACAACCGATCCTAGACTGGTGTAAGATCTCAAGCCAGTCAGGCGGAAGTAGTCGATCAACCAACGCAACCGATATTGAATCGGACGCGCTGGACAGGTCTGCCGTTACATAACGTCTATGTAACGACGCTAACCTAGCTATGTCTCGGTGCTGCATCTGCAGCTTCCGAATATCATAGCCGCCCCGCTTCAGTCGCTTGCGGATCATTTCGCCTAAACCGTAGCTCATGTATGAGCCTATGGTAGAATTAGGCATGATCGATCGCAACGACTTAAACGTCTTCGGGACTAACGTCAGTGCCAGGCAATCGATCTCACGGTAGATGGATCCTTTCGGATCACTTTCTAATTGCTTTGCCCAATATTCTTGGACACAAGCAACTTTGCTCATTTCTGAGTCAAACCATGAGATTTGTTTGCAGGAGCCGGTAATGGGCAATTCCCAACGTGCAGCTTCACAAGCTGATCGCGCGGGAACCCCAACCGACGCCTTCTTTCCAAACCGGCAGAGGGAGCGATGTTCTTCATCGCTGTATTCGCCTAAAATATGGCGAATATACATCGATGCATAATCTAAGATCCACTTAGTACTGCTACTAAGAGAATCAAAGTTAACAGCATCGATGCGCCGTTGAGTGTCCAAGAAACCTTTTATGGCTTCCTGGGTCAAATCGGCATCACTATAGATATCCTTATGGAATCTATACCTCTTTAGGACAGATGCGATCTGATATTTCCGTTTAAATACGGGAATATCATCGTCAAAACTGGCCTCCGGACACTCCTGCCGTATCCTCGTTAGATCACCAGAATGTAGAACTTTCTGGTAATCACAGCAAAACGATGGATCGTGCAATGAGTCTTGGAAATCTCTGACGAGGGTTGATGCTACGTCTAGCATCAACCGGTCAACCGAGAATGTCTTCTTGGTTGCAGGCTTGGTCACCATGCTTACCCCTCCTTGGGACTAAGGAAGTACTACGAGGCGATTAAGACATCGCACCCGCAGACCAGAAAGAAGTAACATCCGAGTCCGTGAGCAGCTGTGCTGCGAGCTTGTTAAGCTCGTCAGCACTCGCAGCAGCGAACGACGGATGAACTTCGCGTTCGACCCGGATCGTATTGAATACGACCTGGCCGGTCGACAGGACCTGAGGAACACTCAATGAGATGCTCTTCTTGTCTTTGCCGAAAACGCCGGTTTTCGCGTCGAGTGCAGGCGGTCGGTTCTTAACCGTCACAACACGACGAGTTTGGTAGTCCGTATCAGCCGGGACTACCAACTGAATACCGTTCTGGATGCTTACCCCGTTGTCGGAGAAAGCAAGGGCCGTACCACCGGTTGCGCTGATAGACGCGCCCGACAGCAGGGACATTGTTTTCAGTCCCATCATACACCTCCATTGGTGTGTGGATGCTAATGACGAAAGCCTCTAAGCATAGACATTAATGTGTCTAAGCCTAGAGCTACGGCATCAGCGGCATGTAACGCTGACAATGGTCTAAATGTCAGCGTCGGGTAGCTCGGTACAGACAGGTTAACCTTTCGTACCACGGTTGTCGATTTCCTGACAGACCCTGGAAACGATCGGTTGTAAGTGGTGGCTGGAGGCGATGCAACATACAAAGAAACATTGACATCAAAAGTGGTGTCAGTAGTTTCAATGACGTACGTCGCCCAGTTTCCGCGAACGCGGACACTTGGATTCGGCGTAACTGCCGAAAGCCATTCGCCAACATTTACAAACCAGTCTGCAACGAACGAAAAGGGGATACACTCCCAGACGCCAAGAGGTAGATCACTAGGTCGAGTACCTAGTAGTCTATTCAAGTCGTCGGTAGTGCTATGACTGACCATGTCATAGATTACCCCCGCGCCAACTCGCACCGTTTTCTGGTAACGAGTCTTGCCGGTCACTTGGGTTACCCCATTGGGACCGGAGTACAGCGAGGTCGGAACAGTCAGATCGGCAACGCCGTCTAACTCTTTCGAACCTCCTGCACGGGAAACGAGGCGAAGCCGATCGCACTTCTCGCGTTTGCGATGTGCGAACTTGATTACTTCATCGCAATCAAGTAGCAACGGCTTCCAGCCATATCTGTACTCGAGCCATGATTCCTTCGTAGCCCTAAGTGCAGACGAGACTGTCTTTCCAAGGCGTCTTCTCTTAAAAATTTCCATTTTCTTGAGAAGCTCGATTCCGCCATGGAACGGACGACGCAGCATCCGAATTGTTTCTCCTAGATCCTTTACGGTTTCTAGGCCAGACATTGAAGCCTGATTCATCTTCGCATACGCGGAGACTAAACAGGTTTCTGACAACAACTGCGCTATCGAAAGCGCAGAGTTGGCGTTAACGTCTGAATTTCCGGATGCATACTCGAGAAAGCCCGCGGCATCACCCCAACACTCCCGACTACCCCACAATGGGTGTGGCCCGAATGTTGCGGCGCCGCTAAGGCCTTGACGAGACCCACGGTACAGCGACATATCACTGAGAATGACTTCACCTTTTCGGCTTCTTCCGCCGAAATCTTGATGAACATAATCAGTAATTGTTTCGAGCTGACCAGACCAACTCCCCAGACCGGCGGGTTGGTACACGATCGGCCCCGTAGAACCATTAACCTCGTGATCCTGGTAACACCAGTACACGGGGTCAGGTCTACGACTGTCACGTGATCTCGTTCGAGCATCAGACATCGTCCACCTCGTCAATCTCACCTTGGTAGGTGAGTTATTTGAG